AAATGCCAAGTATATCAACTATCTCCCTTGACGACTCAGTGCCAACGGCACATTCGTACACTCCTGTGCGAATTGGTCCTGAAATGGCGTACCTAACCGAGAAGGTTGGTGCTCCGTTCCAGAATCCTGAGCTTCGTCTGTCGATCCGGCAGCCTATTGGCAACGGTATTTACAAAGTTCGATTAACTTTGGCTATTCCAAAAGTCGATGATATTGATGGCGTCTTAACGCTTGATTACACCGACACGTGTCATGTAGACTTTCTACTCCATGAAAGATCTACGGAGTTACGAAGGCAGGATCTTCTTGCCCAAGTAATTAGCGCGTTACAACACGCTAATGTCTCTGACACAGTGGAAAAGCTGGAAGGCCCATACTAGGGCTTTCCGTTAATTTTATGAACTTTTCATCCATAGCAAAAGGTATACTACCATGGATAAAGACTCACGCTCTACGAGCAAAAGTCGTGACCGTTGTATTGCTCTCAATAGCGTCGTACCTCGAATTTACAGAGATCTCGACACCAAAGTTTCTCGCGCTTGTCTTAAAAGCTTGCGCGGGGATCATAGCCAGTTAATTGAAATGTCCGTTGACCCATCCACTTATTCTAACGTGGACGTCTTCAGACGTGACTGGCTAGCTATTAACTTGATGGGAAAGTACCCTAACCTAGACCTTGGCATCAATACCAAGGACGTGGCCATGGAGAAATTCTTTCAAGCTGTGAGGCAAGGTGCTGAAACCAATTGACGCCTGCGGGCTCCGTACGCCACACCTTCTACAAGTGTGACGGGCGAGTCGCTCCTTTGGAGTGCTCGTCGAAAAATACAGAGTTTGCTTGGCGCTTTTTGTTGGAATAAAGCATACGAACGTATGGGCTTTTCTACCGGTGCATCTACCCGCTTAGGGCGGAGACACGGAGATCCCTACTACAAATTTCAGGATATTCCTGAGGTCACATCCGAGGCAGCTTTACTAGCCTGCTGCGCAATTGAAAGTTCTCCGTTATGGAGCGCCGATATGCGTGACCGGGTTGGTATTGATCCAGAAAACTGGATTAAGGTTGTTTCGGGTAATCGTCTAGACACTGTTCCTAAGAGTGCAAAGACGGATAGGATGATTGCGATAGAACCCTGCATGAACATGTTTATGCAGCGGGGAATCGGATCGCTTAGACGTTCCAGATTAAAGAGAGTTGGTATCGATCTAGATGATCAAACTAACAATCAACGTCTGGCACTTAGGGGAAGCATTGATGGTAGCTACGCTACTATTGACCTTGCGGCCGCATCAGATACTGTGTCAACCGCTTTAGTGGAGGTCCTACTTCCACAAGATTGGTTTGATGCAATGGATTTGGTTAGGTCTAAACGCG